GCAAGAATGTAATCATCCTTTACGAAGGTTTTGTTTTCTCTTGTTTCAACAGTTCCCATACCACGACTTGAGACACCTAGCTTGCAACCTCCTTCTACGAGGCCTTTCACTATCTTACCCATTGGTGTATCCAAGATAAGTGCCTTTCCAACAACGTTATTACCGTCCCATTTAAGTTCGGTAATACGATGTGAAACTTTATCCAAGTTAATTGCGGGGCCTTCGGGATGATTTAACTCACCCACGGCACGACCCGTCTTAACTTGTTCCTTTATATATTTTCCGGTTGCTGATTCCAGAACCGATTTAGGATAAATTCTTTTATTGCGGTTTTCTTTTTCCGCTTGCATAAAGACGCCTTCAATAAAGACATCCTTGCCACCTTTTGCGTTGGTTTCGGTGATGTACTCTAATTCTACATCTTGTGTTTCTGTTATTAATTTCATCTTAGACTACTTTACTTCGGCATACCGAATTTCAAAATCGCTAGAGTTATAAGGGCCATATCCACCTTCTTTGGCCTGTTTCATTTCTTCTTTTATCTTCTTTTTTGCTTTACTCTCCGATGAGAAAACACCCATATATTGGGTACGTCCATCAGAGGGTTCCATAAAAAGAATATAAACTGCTTTGCCGGGTGCTTCGGTTAAAATTTGTCGAGATTGTTCTATAAGATTTTTCATATTAGTTTCCGAAACCTATTGCTGTGCAGGTGATTGTTGCGGCAGATGTACGAATCTTTTCTGCGTTCTTTTTCTTAAGAGTGATTTGACCAGACGCCGGAACATCAAATGTCGCGATTGCGACTCCTGCACTTGTTTTGAGAGTGACTAGACCTGAAGCACTCGTAAGGGTGTTACAGATATAAACATTCGCCGCCTCGGATATATTGGAGTCTGCGCCGTTTGGGGTTTCTTTTGCTGCGAGAGGTGTAATTGTCATTTTTATACTTTCCTTTTAAGAATATCTGCCATGTCATCCAGTTGAGACATTGAGATGGCCACTTTGTTTGTCCACCAAGAAGGTAGATTGTCTTCGGGATTCGTTCCCGATAAAATTTCTTCCATATTGTTTAGCGCTTCACGAGCAACACGAATACCAACAAGAGCTGAAGCAACGTCGGTGTGTCCGTCTTCTTTTTGAAGAACCTTTTGGGATCCATCTATAAGTTTTTGCCAGTAATGACTCATCAACTTCGTGATAGTTCTACTTGTTGTCCTAGTTGAAAGAGATGAAAGTCAACCGTATCCTTTTGATGTGGATTCTTTTTCTTTGGGTTGCTTTCTCCATCAGAGTACGCTTTGTTTGCGATCAAAGACTTTGTGAGTTTTGTGTTGTCATAGATCTTTCCAAGAAGTGTATCAACTTCGGATTGTTTGATCTTATCACTTCCACCTTTGACAAACTTATCTGCGGATACTGCTTCATCGATCTGAACTTCTTCTTTTACATCTCCAACCTTTGCACCAGGCGAGTATAGAATATAATTAGAATTTGCACCTTTGTGAACTGTGGCACCATTCTTCTTCACTAACTTCATTATGTCTGATTTACTACCACTTGCGACAACTTTACCTTTAAGTACATGATGATGCGAAGAAGATGATCCTATCGCTTCATCGATCTCAACTTCTTCTTCTACAACCGGAACAGGATCCCCGTCATTAAAGATTTGCGAAGTCAATCCAACACGGCGAACATCCATCGCGGTGTTAACCTTTTGTTGAATTGCATCTTTGAATGCGCTCAACGCTTCATCTCTATCATTCTTTACAAGTGCGTTAAATATTTTTTCAGGCATATTACTATTTATAATTTTTTAATTTTCCAAATCTTCTTCACCGTCTTCGTCTTCGTCTTCAATATCACCGGAATCTTTTTCCTTTTCAATCTGATCATTGATTGTATCAATGTCTTCATCAGATTGGTGTAGTATATTACGACGAACCCATTCACGAGAATAATATTGACCAATCTGCTCTTCAACTAATTGAAGCATCTCAAGTCTTTCTCGAAGAATCTCAAACTCTTTGAGTTCCGCAAAGTAGTTATCTTCAATGAAGTCAACGTTAATTGACTCTTCGATGTTCGACCAGTCCTTTGGTTCGATAACACCCTTCAGAATCAACTGAACCTTCAGAGCTTGAATGAAAATCTGTGAGAATCTCTTGCGAATCTTATCGACAAACTTCTGAAACTTGACTTCATCCCGAGATACTTCGGTTGCTCTACCAAGAGCAAAACCAGTATCCTGTTCGAGACGAGAGATAGGAACATTCAGAGATCTGTAAAGTTTCCTTTGAAAGAAGACAACATCCTCGATCTGTCCAAGATTTTCTCCACCACCCAAGGTGGTGATTTCTGTTCCTCTTCCACCTTCTCTTCGTGGTAGATAGAAGTCTTCGAGCATGGACATGTGTTTACGATCATCGGTAATTTCACCCGTGCTTGCATTGTAAACTAACTTATTGCGATATCGCGATACAACACTCTGAACGTACTCTTCTGCTTTACCCTTTGGCAAGTTACCTACGTCGATGTAGAATACTCGTCTTTCAGGAGCTCGTGAAACACGATAGACAACCAAAGAATCTTCCATGAATCGCAACTGATTGATCAGTTTGATTGCTTTATGAAGATGACCGATTGACTTAGTACGAGATGGATCAAAGAGGCCAGAGTTGACTGCGATAACGGAGTCTTTCTCCAACTTGATTCCTCCTCCAGCCTTCATGTCGGTATTTGAGATCATACCTTCGGAGTACAAATAGTATTCTGCTACTATCTTTTCATACTCAATTTCGGTCTTGGCGTCTAGTACCCTTTTAACTTCCTTTACCTTACTGATCTTTGTGGGATCGATGTAACGAAGCTCTACGATTCCTCGCTTTGGTTTTTCATTATCAATGATGATCTGAAAATAGACTCGGCCGTCGATATACCAGTTACGAAAAAGATCGTGACCGTTATGATTGAACCGATAAAGCGTTAATATTTTGTTAAATTCTTCAATAATCTGCTTCTTGATATTATCTGGTTGATCCAGATCATCAAGTGAGATATTGACCGGAGCTGATTTGTCTCTCGATGCAATTGCACCATCAACGATATCTGTAATCGCCGTATCCGCTTCGGGTTGTGTAGCAACTTCACGATACTTTAAAATAAGATCATGATCAGAGCCTGTTACTGAATCTCCTAAATCGATATACTGACCGTAAAGACCTCCCGAAAAAACCGTTGTAGTCGAAGAACCATCATCACTCGGTTTTGGAATCGGTGAAACGATATCTTTCTTTTTCTTTGGGGTAATTTTCTTACTTATCTCGTAGCCAAATATGTCCATTAATGTATTTATTCGCCTCGCAAGGATAGACTCACGAGGCGAATATGTTTGAATTATTTTTTAATTAAGAGGTTGAAGCCCAAGCTCCACCCAAGGATTCCCAATACTGGAATGCAAGTTCAACAGTGAACTCTTCAATCGCATCGTTCGTATCGTAACTCAAATCAATTGCAGAAACATTTACAGGAAATGCTCCGCGAATATCATATCTTTTCGTTACGTTTTCAGATTTATCAAGTTGCTCGATGAGCATGTCTGCTTGATAATCCGTTGGGTTTACTAATCCAAGATTAGCGTTATGCTCGTTCATGCCGTTCATCCAACGTTCAAATGAATTTCTAATACTCATTCCGGAATCATTTAGAACCGTAATTGAATAGTTTTCAAACGTGCGATCTCCGGCGATCTTCAACTGACGCCCTCGAAAAGGTACGTCGATCTGTGCGATAACGCTTGCAGGTAACTGAGCTCCCTTAATTAAGAACTGTGTCAATTCACTGTCTCCTCCAGCATATGCCGGAAAGTTTACAGTTGCCTTGAACAGGTTGGGGCGTGCTCCGCCTCCAATAAGTTTTGATTTAAAATCGTCTACTCCTAGTGTCATGATAGTTTTCCTTTCTTTTAACTATTTATACTACTGTTGTCCAGCAATTTCAGAAAACTCCACACCAGTACGAGTGGCGATGAAATTAAGTGTGATAAAGTTGATTGAACGTGCGGGCTTGATGTAAATATCAGCCA